CCTTTTTTCTCACAGACGCAGATTTTCAATAGGGGGTCGAATGACTCAATGGCCAGCTGATAATGTCGAGCGCCGCAAGGTTGCTGACCTGATCCCATATGCAAGAAACAGCCGGACGCACAGCGCTGAGCAGGTTTCACAGATAGCAGCCAGCATCAAGGAATGGGGCTGGACGGTGCCTGTGCTGATCGAGGCTGACGGTGGCCTTATCGCTGGGCATGGACGCATCTTGGCCGCGCAGCAGTTGGGCATCGATGAGGTGCCTTGCATGATTGCAACGGGATGGACCGAGGGGCAGAAGCGGGCTTACATCATCGCGGACAATAAGCTGGCCCTGAACGCTGGTTGGGATGATGCGATGTTGAAGGTTGAGTTGGGCGAGTTGTCCGACCTTGATTTTGACTTGAGCCTGACAGGTTTTGGCCCGGATGAGTTGGCTGCGTTCTTGGCCGATCCTACCGAGGGGCTGACCGACGAGGACGCGGTGCCGGACGTGCCTGACGAGCCTGCGACGGTTCTGGGCGATGTGTGGCTGCTGGGGCGGCATCGGCTGATGTGCGGGGATAGCACCAGCATCGACGCGGTTGAGCGGCTGATGGATGGGCGCAAGGCGAACATCTGTTTTACTTCACCCCCTTACAATGCGGGATCGCTAAACATCAAAGGCAACAAGACCACAGGCAAGAAGTACAACTCTTTTGACGATAACCAGACATCGGATGAGTTTTTTGATTTCCTCAGTGCAAACATGGCTTGCATGTTGGCTGTGTCTGATGAGGTTTTTTACAATATCGGGATTGTGCAAGACAATAAGCGCACCATTTTTAAGATGGTTGACGCTTTCGGCGACACGTTTAAAGACGTGATTTACTGGAAAAAGAAAACAGCCGCGCCCCATATCCAAAAGGGCGTCATCAATAACTTGGTTGAGTTCATTCTGTGTTTCGGCGACGGAAAGAGAAAGTTCGTTAATCCGCAATTTGGTCAAGGCACTTATTGGAACGTCATTGAAGGCGCGGGTGCATCCGGCAACGAATACTCCGACATCCACAAGGCAACTTTCCCTGTCTACCTTCCCGAAAATATCGTCACCAACTTCACCGGCATGAATGCTATCGTGATTGACTGCTTTGGGGGCACTGGAACAACACTAATCGCCTGCGAAAAGACAGCCCGCGACTGCCGCATGATGGAACTCGACCCTAAGTATTGCGATGTGATTGTCCAGCGCTGGCAGGAGTTCACAGGCCAGCAGGCCACGCTTGAAGCCACAGGCCAAACGCTTGCAGAGTTGCAGGCCGAGCGGTTGGCTGCGTAATGTCTATTCGCGGGGCTAAACCAACGCCGACGAGTGTTAAGATCGTCACGGGAAACCCCGGCAAACGGCAACTGCCAAAGGATGAGCCGCAACCTAAGAGCCGCAGGCCCAAGCCTCCCGCGCATTTAAACGCTGATGCGCAAGAAGAATGGGAACGAATTGAGGATGAACTGGACGCGCTTGGTATTTTGAGCGGGCTGGATCGCGCTGCGCTGGCAGCATATTGCCAAGCCTACGGGCGGTGGACACAGGCGGAACGGGCGCTTGCAAAGATGAGCAACCAAGCTGACGGGCTGATCATCAAGACGGTCAGCGGCAACATGATTCAAAACCCGCTTGTCGGTGTGGCCAATAAGGCAATGGCTGACATGGTGCGGTATGCGGCAGAGTTTGGAATGACGCCTTCGTCTAGGTCGCGCATATCAGCAATGGAAAAAGATGATGGTGACGCGGCCAGTGAATATCTCAACTGACCCCGCCACAGCCTACGCGCAAGCGGTAACGGCTGGCGAGATTATAGCAGGGCCACACGTTCGGGATGCCTGCGCACGTCACTTGCGGGATCTGATCGACGGGCCGAAGCGCGGCTTGGTTTGGGATGTAGACGCAGCCGAAAGGTTCTTTGGATTTTGCCGGACCGTGTTGCGGTTGTCTGATGGTCAGTTTGACGGGCGACCGTTTGAGTTGGAGCCTTCACAAAAGTTTATCTGCGGTTCTCTGTTTGGCTGGAAATGGTCCAAGACTGGCAAGCGTAGGTTTCGCCGCGCCTATATTGAGCAAGGCAAGGGCAACGGCAAAAGCCCGATGGTCGGCGCGATTGGCCTTTATGGCATGGTTTCGGATGGGGAAAGCGGTGCGCAAATCTATGCGGCGGGCGCAACAAAAGAACAAGCGGGCATCCTGTTTCGGGATGCTGTTTCGATGGTTGATAAATCCACTAGCCTTGACCGCGTTATCCGCAGGTCGGGCGGGCCGGGGCGGGAATACAACCTGGCCCATATGAAGTCGGGCAGCTTTTTTCGGCCAGTATCGCGGGAAACCAAAAAGACGGGTTCGGGGCCACGTCCACATTTTGCACTTTGCGATGAGGTGCATGAGCATCCTGATGGCGGCGTCATTGAAATCCTTGAGCGTGGTTTCAAGTTTCGCGAGCAACCCTTGCTTGTGATGATTACCAACAGCGGGTCAGACCGGAAAAGTATTTGCTGGCAGGAACGCAAACACGCGGTCGCGGTGGCATCTGGCGAGGTCGAGGACGACACCACATTTTCTTATGTCTGCGCACTTGATGATGCTGATGATCCTTTCAACGATCCGTCATGTTGGATCAAAGCTAACCCGCTTTTGGGCGTGACTATTACCGCCGACTATCTGGCAATTCAGGTTAAGCAGGCCAAAGACATTGCGGCAAAGGCCAACGGGATTCGGCGTTTGCACTTCTGCCAATGGACAGATGCTGAAAGCGCTTGGATCAGCCGCGCAATGTGGGAAAGCGTAGAGGATGCAAGCCTATTAATTGAGGACTTCGCGGGCAAGAAATGCTGGGGCGGGCTGGATTTGTCGGCCAAAGCTGACCTTACCGCCAAGGCTTTGATGTTTGATGACGGGCTGACCGAGGACGGCAAGCAGAAATTCGCGGCCTTTGTGCATGGCTACACGCCAGCCGATACGATGATGGCGCGGTCTGAAAAAGACGGCGCGCCTTATCATCTGTGGGCCGAGGCTGGATATGTAACGGCAACGCCGGGGCAAAAGACGCGGCTGGATTTTGTCGCGCAGGATTTGCTTGATGATGCTGATTTGTACGAATTGGATTTTGTCGCATATGACAATTATCTGATAGGCGATTTCGAGGCGATACTGGGCGACATGGGGTCAAGCCTGCCAATCCTTGACCATCCGCAAGGGTGGAACAAGCGCAAGCGGGAAACCGAGGACGGCGAAGAAATCCACCTGTGGATGCCGGGATCTGTTGATGAGTTGGAAACGCTGATCATGGAAGGCCGCATTCGGGTGCATGTAAACCCGGCGCTGCGGTCTGCCGTTATGTCGGCAACCTTTGACCGTTCGCCCGCTGATTTGCGGCGGTTCACGAAACACAAGGCCACAGCGCGCATTGATATGGCGGTCGCTTTGGCAATGGCGACGGGCGCGGCAACCGCGAGGGCAGGCAATAATGTTGAATCTTACCTTGAAACAGATGGGTTGATGGTGCTTTGATGCTAGGTTTCTTGCGCAAAAGTACATCAATTGACGCCATGTCGCGGCTTGCGGGCTGGATTGGCTGGGGGTCTGCATCGGGCGCGGTTGTAAATGAACACACGGCGCTAGATGTCACGGCGGTATTTTGCGGCGCGCGGGTCATTGCCGAGGGCTTGGCGCAAATGCCCGTGCGACTAATTTCAGAGGACTTCACCAAGTCTTACTTGGGCAGTTTGAAGATTGAGCGCGACCATTGGGCGCATAAGTTGTTGGCTGTTCGCCCGAATAGCTGGCAAACGTCCTATGAGTTCCGCGAGGGAATGATTTTTAACGCCGTGGTCGGCAAGGGCGCGATTGCGATTAAGAATGTGGTCGGTGGTGAGGTGCGCGAGTTGCTGCCCGTCCCGGCAGGCAGTTGGTCGGTGGAGCAAATGCCAGATTGGTCTTTGCGCATCCGCGTTGATTATTCAGACAAAACGCACGGCTTCTTTGATCAGTCGCAGGTTTTCTATATTCGTGGGCCTTCTCTGAATGGGTTTGATGGATTGGCAGCAGTACGGCAGGCGCGTGAGGCCATTGGGCTATCTATCGCGCTGGAAAAGCAGCAATCAAAACTTGCGGGCAATGGCGGCAAGCCTTCGGGCATCCTATCATTCGCAGGCAAGCTGGCACCAGAAACAACGGCAAAGCTGCGCGACACATGGCAGCAACGCTACGGGCCGAACGGTGACGGCGGGATCGCAGTGCTGGACGGTGATGCCAAGTTCCACAGCATGACTATGACAAGCGTTGACGCGCAGCACCTTGAAACGCGGCGGATGCAGATTGAAGAAATCGCCCGCGCGCTACGGGTGCAACCGATTATGATCATGCAGGCAGACAAGGCCGCGACCTATGCCAGCGCGGAACAAATGTTTCGTATGCACGTCATTCACACGCTTGGACCTTGGATTGAGCGGTTCGAGCAGGCAGCGGCGCGGGACATTCTGGGCAACGCGCCGGGGCTAAAGTTTGATCTGGACGAGCGCAACCTTTTGCGCGGCGACTTCAAAGACCAAGCCGAATATTACACGAAGGCACTTGGCGCAGGCGGTCAAGCTGCTTGGATGTCACAGAATGAAATCCGCAGCGAGGTTGGCTTAAATCCCATTGATGAGGATTGGGCCAACACGGTTTCACGCGGTGCGATGGATCAGGCGGCGAAAGGGACAGACAATGGGAATCCATGAGGGTCTATTTGACCACGGGGCGCTGCCTCTTGATAAAAAAGCGGCTGAAAGCGGCATCATTCAGGGCTATGCGTCTTTGTTTGGCGAGTTGGACAATGGCGGCGATGTTGTTGTTGCCGGGGCTTATACGGCGTCTTTGAAGGCGCTTACGGCGGCTGGGCGCAACGTCAAGATGCTTTGGCAGCACGATCCTAGCCAGCCCATCGGCGTATGGGATGAAATCCGCGAGGATGATAAAGGGCTTTTTGTTAAGGGCCGCATTCTTTCGGACGTTGCCAAGGGCAAAGAGGCGGCGGCTTTGCTGTCGGCGGGCGCGATTGACGGGTTGTCGATTGGCTACCGCACGATAAAGGCTGGACGCGGGGCAAAGGGTGAACGCCTTTTGCAGGAATTGGACCTTTGGGAGGTGTCGATTGTAACTTTCCCGATGCTTCCCACGGCTAGAATTGATGCGACCAAGGCCGCAGAAATGACAGAAAGAGATTTTGAGCGCTTACTCACGCAGGACGCTGGGTTGAGCCGTTCAGTTGCCCGCAAGCTAATGGCTGGCGGGTATGATGCAATCAAATCCATGCAGGACGCTGGTGATGGCATCGAGGCCGTAGCGGCGCTGTTGAAAGCCCGTTGCACACTTTGAAATCATCAAAATAGGAGCCTATCATGGCACTTGACGACCTTAAGCCCCTCATCGAAGAGGGCAACAAAACCATCGCCGCACTGCGCAGCGAAGTCGACGGCATGAAATCGCAAGATGTTGTGCAATCCGAAAAGATTGGGCGCATGGAATCTGATCTTGCGGTCACGTTGAAAGCCAAGCAGGACGCCGAATTGGCACAAAAGGCGATTGAAAAGCGCCTTGAAGAAGTCGAAACCAAGGCAAACCGCCCCGGTTCGGGCTTGGACACCAAGAGCGTTGATGAGCATAAGGCCGCTTTCGTGGACTATATGCGCAAGGGTGAGCAGGGCGGCGCTGCAAACCGCCTGTATGACCTGCAAGCCAAGGCTGTTGATGTGCGCGTTGCCACGCCTGCATCTGGCGGCTTTGCGTTGCCGAAAGAGTTTGCCGCAAATGTGCTGAAACTTATTCAGGACACTTCGCCAATTCGTTCGATTGCCAATGTGGTGCAGGTTGGTTCGACCGACTATCACGAGATTGTCAGCGGCGGCGGGTTCACTACGGAATGGCTGGGCGAGACTGACACGCGCAACCAAACTGCAACGCCTGACGTTTATGACGTTGCACCAACCTTCGGGGAACTGGCCGCAAAGCCAGAGGCAACCCGCCATTCAATGAACGATTTGTTCTTTGATGTGGAGTCGTGGTTGATGGCCGAGGCCGCAGAGCGTTTTGCAGCGGCAGAGGGCTTGGCTTTCGTGTCGGGCAACGGCACCAACAAGCCAACCGGCATCTTGGGCGGGCCAACGCCTGTTGTGACTGCGGACGCCACCCGCGCCTTGGGTACGTTGCAATACATCGCCACGGGCCAAGCGGCTGCGCTGGCAACCAACCCCTTTGACACGTTCAAAGACCTGCTGTTTACCTTGAAAGCAGGTTATCGGGCCAATGCCAGCTTCCTGATGAACTCCTTGACAATGGCCGCGCTGGCTAAGGTTAAGGGTTCGGATGGTCACTATCTGTTGCAAATGGCTGTTGCAGCGGGTGAGCCTGATACGATCAGCGGCAAGCGCGTGGTGATTGGTGAGGATATGCCCGTTATCGGCGCAAATGCCTTCCCGGTTGCGTTTGGTGATTTTTCCAAGGGTTACACCATCGCCGATGTTGTCGGCATGTGGATGATCCGCGACGAAATCACAAAGCCGGGCTGGGTTCGCTTCCCAATGCACAAGCGCGTGGGCGGCAAGTTGCGCGATACGCAGGCAATCAAGTTGCTGAAAATCGCCGTTTCTTAATCGGTTTTGACAGATGGGCGGGGAAACTCGCCCATTCTCTAAGCTGATAGGGGACCAAAATGGCAAAACTTACCAAACCAATCACGGGCGTATCTGACGGGGAAGTATACCCGCGCGAATTTGCGGCGGGCGAAGTTTGCCCTGCTGGGCTTGAGGCATACGCGGCAAGCCTTGGGGCGCTGGAAAGCAGCACCAAAGCGGCAAAGAAGGCACCAGAAAACAAATGACACCTGTACTCGTCACAGCGCCAACCGGTCAGCCCGTCACGCTTGGCGAGTTGAAAGTACACTTGCGCGTAACAAATGACGCCGAGGATGATTTGATCGAGGCTTATGCTGCGGCGGCGGCGGCATACCTTGACGGGTGGTCAGGTGTATTGGGCCGGTGCCTTATGCCGCAAACGTGGCAGATTAGCGCAACGTCTGGTGATGTGGTTTTGCCTATGCCAGACGCGGCAAGCATTTCTGCGGCCTATGTGGCAGGGGCAACCGAATTGACCCCTACAGCAACGGCTGGCGGGCCGTGCGTATCGATCACAGAGGATTGCGATGTTACATTCACTTGTGGATTGCCAGCGCACTTGATGCCATTGGCAAAACAGGCGGTCAATCTACTCGTTGGTCACTGGTACGAAAACCGCGAGGCCGTGGGCGATGCAAAGCAAGAGGTGCCTATGGCACTTGATGCGATTATCGCAGCTATTCGTTGGCGGCGGCTATGAGTGCAGGAAACCTTGACCGACAAATCCAGTTCCAGCGGTTTACGTCTACGGATGATGGTTTCGGCATGGTTGAAACATGGGCTGATCACGGCGGCTTGGAGTGGGCCAAGAAAGCGGACGCAAGCGATGGTGAGCGGTGGCGGGCAAGCGAAGTGTCGGCAATCATCACAACGCGCTTTGTGGTGCGGTATTCGGACTTTACGCGGGACATAACGCCAAAGGATCGGTTGACCTGCGAAGGGTTCGCCTATGACATTTCCGGCATCAAAGAAATTGACGGGCGGCGGCGCTGGTTGGAAATCACGGCGGCGGCACGGTCTGACCTGTGAAAACGACAGTAACGACCAGCGGCTTTGCTGAACTAGACGCGGCTTTGGCGCAGATTGAAAAGACAGCCACGGCCAAGGCGGCTATGCGCCGTAGCTTGGAAAAAGCAGCGCAGCCCATAGCCGATATGGCGGCGGGGTTGGCTCCGGTTGATCGGGGTGCGTTGCAGGCATCGGTTGCCGTTGGAACGAAACTAAGCAAGCGGCAAAGCGCCATGCACCGAAAGATGTTCAAAAACGACAAGGCAGCGGTGGAAATCTTTGTTGGTGCTGGTGCGCTGTCATCATCGACGCAGCAAGAGTTCGGGAACGAACACAACGCGCCGCAGCCTTTCATGCGGCCAGCTTGGGATGCCGAGGCCAAGCCCACGCTGGAACGCTTGGGCAAGGAAATGTGGGCAGACATTAAACGCACGGCAGAACGCGCGGCGAAAAAAGCGGCAAAGGGCTAACCGATGGAAACCGAAATTCGCGCATTGCTGACCGGTTCAGCGGCAATCACAGACCTAGTGCCAGCCTCGCGCATTAACTTTGGAACGCATCCGCAAGGCGCGGGCTATCCGGCCATTGTGCTAAACGTGATCGGTGGGGCCGAGGGGCTGATGATGAATGGCACCAATAACCTCACAGAAGGGCGTTTGCAGGTCGATTGCTACGGCGTGACCTATGCCAGCCCAAAACAAGTATCTGGGGCCGTTAAGGCGCTGTTGCACGGCTACCGTGCAGCGGGCTTTCGGATCATCCAGCACATCACGACCAGAGATAGCCGCGAAGGCGGTTCAAATGAGGCTGATCGGCCATATCGGTGCAGCTTGGATTTTAGTTTTGCTTGGAGGCAAACATCATGACGCAGACAAACTTTGCAGGCGATATTGCCTATGATTGGGAATTGTGGATCGGTCGGGAACTTACACCCGGCGCAGGTAGCCACACATTCACCCAAATTTTGGGCTTTGAATCGCTGCCATTTCCCGAGCAAGTGCCGGAAGATGTGGACGTAACGCATATGCAATCGCCGGGGCGTACCCGCGAAATTGTGCCGGGTTTGCTGCCTGTGGCCGATTGGTCGCAAGAAAAGCAATACTGGGCAAGCCATGCTGGTGACGTAATCCTTGAAGCCCTTGCCGCGTTGACAGCGGCAGGCACCAAGGAAGAAATCTTGGTGGAGTTCAACATTGACCCCGCAGGCACCAGTGCGCGGCGCACCTATCGCGGCTATGTCAACAGCTTCACCCCAACGGGAACGGTTGGCGACAAGTCTATGGCAAGCCTTGCGGTGAAAATCCTTGACCGTCAGGCCACTAACGCCCGCACAATCGCTTGAGGTCTGGCATGGTAAACGCACAAGGCAGCTTAAAGGTTTCGGCCAACGGCGAGGATTACACGCTGTGGGTTGGTATGAGCGTTCTGGCGGATTTGCAGGCCAAGCATGGGCAGAATGTTCTGTCTTTGCTTGAGCCGCCAAAGGATGCCGCGCCGGGGTGGATGCCTGATTTGTCTATCGTTACAGACCTATTCGCGGGCGCATTGGCACGGCATCACGGCGATGCTGTGGACCGTTGGTTGGTGGATGACATTATCGCGCAAAACGATGACGTGTTCGGCAAGCTGATGGGCGCAAGCAACCCTGACCCATCGACCGAGACGAAAGTGGGAAACGCAAAGAGCCGGGGCAAGGCGGCTTAGACATTCCGGCCCTATTGAAAGAATACATCGCGGCGGGTTTTGATCCGGCGCGGTTTTGGGATCTGACCCCGCGCCTTTTCGTGACGGAAATGGAAGGCGCGGCGCTACGGGCTGAAAGCCGCAGGACTGAAATTTGGTTCACTGCTATGTTGCCACAGCTAAAAGACCCGCCTTCATTAGCGGATTTTGTCGGCGGCAAGTCAGGGCAGCGGGCCGAAATGGTGCGCTGCATCAATGCTTGGGATAAGATTGACCGAGCGCTTGCGGCTAATTCGTAATCTCTAGGCCGTTAACGTCAAAAGCCCCGGTGACAACCACGTCAATTGCCAGATTTTCAAGGTCGGCGCGTTTGTCGAGAAACCCAAAATTGAGGGATAGCGTTGCAGTTTCCATAGGCTCTAGCCCGCCGCTTATCGGCTGATAGGTCGGGCGGGGGCTTGGTGATACCCAAGGAACTTTCCTGTCGTTTTCGCTGATGGTTGTTTCAAATGTAAACATCGCCACGGGCGTTTTAGTTTCGTTGGTGAACGTGCAGTTAATCCATCCATTCGCGGCATCACGAAAAACGCAATCCTTGACGGTCAAACCACCTGCATTGGCTGGTACGGCAAGCAACAATAACACGGCTGTAATTTTAAGCATTCGGACCTCTGGGGGTTAAATATGGCTGGATCAGTAATCGGTGCGCTAAGGGTTAACTTAGGGTTAGACAGCGCGCAATTCCAGACCGGGGCGAAAAAAGCCGGTTCGACTATGGACCAGCTTAAAAGCAAGTTCTCTATGGGGGGCGTTGCTATCGCTGCTGCGGCGGTCGCGGCGGCAACGGCGGTTGTGGCTTTTGGTATCAGGTCGGCCACGGCTATTGACGCCACGGCAAAATCAGCGCGGCGGCTGGGTGAAAGCGTTGCAGGCTTTCGGGCGATGGAACTTGCGGCGGGTGAGGCTGGCGTAGACGTTACCACCTTGACGGATGGGGTGCAGACGATGAATCGCGAACTTGCCAAGGGCGGCAAGGTTGCGTTGTCATCGCTTGGGCAGCTTGGGATTGACGCGGCGGAGTTCAAAAAGCAACGGCCGGCCGAACAGCTTGCCACGCTTGCCGATGCTATCCAAAAGACGGGCGCGACCAGCGGCGAGGCTTCGGCCATTCTGCAAGGTCTTGGTGTGCGCAATAAGGAAATGGTTTTGGCGCTGGTTAGCGGCGGTGCTATTTTCCGCGATGCAGCCAAAGATATTTCCGATTATGGCCTTGCGCTGTCCGAGGTGGACGCATCTAGCATTGAAAAAGCAAACGACCAAATGGGGCGGCTGTCCCTGATCGGGCAATACCTTGGCGACCAAATCGCCTTGGCTGTTGTGCCTGCATTCGGTGCGCTTGCGCAAGTGATGACGGATAGCCTACGCGAAGGCGGGCTACTACGGGCCGTGCTGGACGCCATTTCCGGCGCAATTCGGGTTGTGGTGGATGTGACGGTTGCGGCGGTAAACATCATCACCAGCCTTGCCAGCGCAATCGGCGGGCTTGTCGGTTGGGTCTATGACGCAACGGATGGTTTCTTTGGCCTTGGCGGCGCAATCGAAAGCATTTGGGCCGCACTCACAAGCGTTATTGAGTGGGCTTACAACCTTATCACTGGGTTTTCTGACCTTATCACGGCAGCGGGCAGCTTTGGCGGCGCGATGGAGTTGCTGGGTAATGTGGCGATTGAGGTTTGGTCGCGTATGGGCGATGGGGCTAACGTCCTATATCTGCGTGTAAATGAGGTTAGCCAGCGCGTCAAAGGTGCATTTCTTGGCGCATTGGCGACGATGCAGGCGGGGTGGGCGCAGTTTTTGAGGTCTATTGCTGGTGGTGTTGGCAATATCCCCGGCATGGGCGGGCTTGCTGATACGCTTGGAACTGCTGCGATTGATGCGCAAAGCGGGGTTTATGGGCTGGAAGGCGGCGCGGCTGATGCGAATGAGTTTGCAGCCAATTGGGCCAGCCAAGCCAACGCATTAACCAATGCAATGACAGCGCCACTTGCATCGGTGCAGGCATTGAAAGACGCTGTTGCCTCCACAAAGCAAGAGATTGCGGCAACTATTCCGCCTGTCAATGACCTTGGTGGCGCATTGGAAGGTGCTGGCGGCAAGGGTGCAGGCGCGGCAAAGGCGATCAAGGATTCCGTCAAGGAAATTGCGGACGCTGCAAACACAGGCGCGGAAAAGATCGGCGGTCTATTCACGGGCCTTCTGGATGGTTCTAAGAGTGTGCGGGCTTCCATTGCAGACCTAATCATGGAGATTGCCAAGATGCAGTTAATGAATGGGTTCAAGAGCCTATTCGGTGATGGTGGGCCATTTGGCGGGATTGGTAGCTGGCTTGGTGGCTTGATCGGAAAGAACGCAGCCGGGACCGAGCATTGGCGCGGCGGATTAACCAGCGTTAACGAGCGCGGCGGCGAGATTATGGACCTGCCAAGTGGCACCCGCATTATCCCACACGATATTTCAAAAAGCATGGTTGCCAATCAAACCGGCGGCGGCGGCGTATCAATCAGCATCGATGCACGGGGCGCGCAGCAAGGCGTTGCCGAGCAGATTGCAAGCCAAATGCAGCGGGCCTTGCCTGACATTATCAAGGCCACCCGTGCCAACATCGGCGCGCGGCAATCAAGGGGGTATGCAGTATGACCGCAGAAATTCCCCTGACGCTGGTATCTGGCGCGCAACGGTCGCTTGTGGCTATGACCAGCGCGTCCACATCGCCCTTCACAGGCGGGCAGCAGGTGCAGGACTGGGGCGGGCGGTATTGGTCTTATCAGATTGATATGATCCGCCTGCAAGCCCGCAACGCGCGCGTGATGGATGCTTTCATCAATGGCCTTGGCGGGTTGGCGGGGAAGTTCATTTTCAGAGATCCAGCGATTAGCCAAACGATTGCAGGAACGCCGCTTGTTCGTGGCGCTTCGCAGGTTGGTGCTAGCCTTATAACGGACGGTTGGCCCGTGTCGGCTACGGTTATGCAGGCGGGGGACTTCTTTTCAATCGGTACAGGTGACGCCATGCGCTTGCACCAAATCGCGGCGGATGCTGTTTCGGATGCATCGGGGATTGCAACCCTGACCTTTCACCCTGCATTGCGGGCAACCCCGGCTGATGATGCCGCCTTGAACGTAACAAGCCCCGGCGTTGTGTTGCGGCTGACTGGTCCAGCGCCCGCAAACATCGGCTTGGCTGATTTTTACCAGTTCACCCTTTCGGCGCGCGAGGCAATATGAGCCGCGATTTACCCTCAACAATCAACGCCGCCTTAACTGGTGGCGTTGCAATGCGCTTGGCGTTGCTGGTTGAAATGGAGTTCACTAGCGGCTTTTTGCGGCTTTGGTCGGGGCTTGGTCCCATCCAATATGGCGGCAATGAATGGACCGGGGCCGGTACGCTGTTTGGGTTTGATACAATAGAGGAAACGCGGGCGGTAGTTGCCAATGGCGCGACCATTTATCTATCTGGCATCCCTACGGATTTAGTTTCGGCGTGTATAAATGACGCGCAGCAAGGCAAGATTGGCCGGGTTTATCTGGCCGTGCTGGATGCAAGCGGCGCGGTTGATGGTGAGGCCGTGGAATTGTTCGTTGGCAGGCTGGACGTGCCAACAATTAATGATCAGGGCGCGAACTGTACGATCAACATCACATATGAAAGCCGCATGATCGACCTAACCCGCGCGCGCGAATTTCGTAACACGCATGAAAGCCAGCAAGTTTTACACCCCGGAGATATGGGGTTTGAGTTTGTCACCTCAATTCAAGATCAAGAAATCGTATGGGGGCGCAGCTAATGCGGCTTGCAGGTTGGGAGTTGCGGCTGTTGGATGAAGTCACCAGCGCGCGATCTATGCCGTTCCAGTGGGGCGCACATGATTGCGCAACGTGGGCCTTTGATGTTCGGCGCGCATTGACGGGCAAGGATGCCGCTAAGGCTTGGCGGGGCAAATACAAGACCGAGGCAGGGGCAGCAAAGATGCTGCATAAGCTGAAATGTCAAACGGTTGATGATTTGGCACGGTCCATTCTTGGCGATCCATTGCATGCCGTTCTTTTGGCGCAGCGCGGCGATATTTTGCTTGGTGGTGCCGAGCGCGCGTTAGGCGTTTGCATCGGTTCAGATGGTCTTTTTTTGCAGCCCGCGGGCTTGGTTTCGGTTCCGTTGAAATCCTGTTTCAGCGCTTGGAGGGTATAGGATGCCATTTCTAGCCCCTATTTTTGGCGCGATTGCTGGCGCGGCGGCAGGTGTTTCTGCTTGGATTGGCGGGCTTGGTGTGATCGGGTCGGCGCTGGTTAAAATTGGCGGTTCGCTCTTGCTATCTGCGGCGAGTCAGGCGCTGATGCCAAAGCCAAAGCGCACATTACAGGACCGCAAGGTCACAGTTCGCGCCCCAACAGCGCCGCGCGATTTGGTCTATGGCCGTGTACGCAAAGGCGGCGTTATCGTTTTCATCCATGCCACGGGCAGCAGCAACAACGATCTGCACTTAGTTGTTGTTCTGACGGGCCACCAAGTCGAAAAGCTGGGCGACATTTATCTAGATGGTGAATTGGCCGTTGCTGATGGTGCCACCACAGGTACGGGCCGATATAGCGGATTTGTCACGGTTGACCGCAGGCTTGGCGCGGACAGCCAAACGGCATTTGCTGGCCTTGTGAGTGTTGCGCCTGATAAGTGGACCGCTGAACATCGCCTTGCGGGCTGTGCGGCGGTCTATTTGAAGCTAAAGGCAAGCCAAAATGTTTTCCCATCTGGCATCCCAAATGTCAGTATTGATATTAAGGGAAAAAACGACATTCTTGATCCCCGCACCGGCTTGCGTGGCTACAGCGAAAATGTGGCGCTTTGCGTTGCCGATTATATGTCACTGGTTAATTTCAGCTTGGGTGCGCAGATAGGCGCGGCTGATGGTACTGACATAGACACGCTGATTGAGGCGGCAAACATCTGCGACGAGGCCGTGGACGTTCCGGGCGGTGGCACAGAGCCACGCTACACCTGTAACGGGTCTATGAGCCTATCAGAGACACCGCAAACCATAATTGAGGCGATGCTTGATGCAATGGCTGGTAGTGTCGCTTGGCTTGGCGGCGCTTGGCGTATTCGCGCGGGCGCTTATCGTATCCCGACTGTTGAACTTTTTGACAATGATGTACGCGAGGGCGGGCTATCGCTGGAAACGCGGGTATCACGGACGGACAGCTTTAACGCGGTTCGCGGCACGTTCATAAGCCCTGAAAACGACTGGCAACCTGACGACTTCCCTGCCTATGAGAGCGCGGGATACTTGGCCGAGGATGGGGGGGAGCGGCGGTGGCGTGACATTGCGCTTCCCTTTACAATTTCGGCCAGCGCGGCGCAGCGATTGGCGCGGATTACGCTTGAAACAAACCGCCGACAAATGACCGTCAATATGAACGGCAAACTATCGGCTTGGCGTGTTTCTGTCGGCGGTACTGCGATGTTGACCTATGCGCGCTGGGGCATGGCCGCAAAGCCGTTTGAAGTGCAGGGATTGACCCTTAACCTAACAGGCGATGAAAGCCCGGAACTGGTGCCGAATCTGGTGCTGCGCGAGACTTCCCCGCTTGTTTACGATTGGGACGCGACCGAGGCGGCGATATATGCGGCGGCACCCCGCACCACATTGCCAAGCGCGTTTGATATTCCGGCACCCGGCACACCACAAATCACAGAGGCGCTATATGTAACCCGTGACGGGGCAGGCGTTAAAGCCCTCGCCACCCTTACTTGGTCAGCGTCTGAATCGGGCTTTGTCAGCGAGTACCGCATTGAGGCACAGCTAGAGGGCGGTGATTGGGTTGAACAGGGCCGCGCAAATAGCTTGTTATTCGAGATATTGGATATTGAGCCGGGGATTTGGGGTTTCCGCGTTAAAGCGGTTTCAATGCTTGGCGTTTCATCGCCTTGGGCTGAAACAACAAAAGAGATTTTCGGCCTTGGCGCTGTTCCTGCTGCAATCACTGGTTCATCCCTGCAATCTGCGGGCGGGCTGGCTGTCATCAAGTGGGACCAACACCCTGAACTTGACGTACGGATTGGCGGGTCAATCGTTATTCGCCATACGGCAAGCGATCCGGCCACATGGGCTGGTAGCGTTGGCATGGACCGCGTAAACGGCAGCCAGGCTAATACAGCCGTACCATTGAAGCCCGGAACATACCTCCTGCGGGCCGAGGATAGCGGTGGCCGGTTGAGCGATCCTATAGCGGTGTCAACCACGGGCGCGCAGGCTTTGGCTTTTAGTTCTGTTGGGTTCCTGCAAGCCGAAACCGCATTTGCAGGCGCGGGCGATGGGCTGGCCGTTGTCGACGGGCGTCTTCGCCTTGACGCGGCGGTCGCTGTCGATTCTTGGGCTGATGTTGACGCTATTGTCAGCATCGATTCTGAAGGCGGCGTCACACCAAACGGGCTTTATGAATTTGTCTCTGGCCTAGACTTTGGCACAGTAAAACCCGTGCGACTGCGCAGCGATATTGAACTGATTGTTATTGACCTGTCAGACAAGATTGATGATCGGGCGCGGCTGATTGACGATTGGGCCGATTTCGAGGGCGTGGACGGCTCCGAGGTTGACGTGGTTATGGAATACCGCGCGACCAATGATAATCCCGCATCTTCGCCTGTTTGGGGCGGATGGTCCCGTGTGGATAGCGCCGAGGTTTTGGCGCGGGCGGTGCAGGGTCGGGCGACACTTTCAACAACTGATCAATCTTTTACACCAGCCGTTTCAAGGTTGCGGCTTTATGCAGATGAGGTGGCCTAATGGCACAAACGACAGGTTTTAATATTGCGAATAGCGGGGGCGCGGTTTTTAGATCCCGCGTTAATGAGATTTCAGCGGCTTTGCAGTCTAGCAACGCTGGAGCCACGGCACCAACAGCCACCGCGCCGGGTATGTTGTGGCTTGATACATCCGTAACCCCCGGCATACTTAAGCAGCGCAACAACGCTGATGACGGTTGGGTGGCGTTGCTGACAGCTGCCACGGGTGCCACCGCAGCACAGGGCGCACTGGCTGACCTTGCACTTTCAGCAACTGAACTGGCAGACTTTGCTGCTGGTGGTGCTGGTCAACCGCGTGTTTATGGTCTTGCTATAGATGTATCTGCCGTGACAGTTTCGGCAGCAGATACCTATACGGCTTCCGAAGGATTGTCTCCTGTTTCCGGCACCCTCAGTAATTACCCCCCTAGCGTAGCTGCTGGATACACTTACACCAACGGGCGGTTCTCTGGGACAATGCGCTTCAAATGTTCTCACCGAATGAGCGCATCAGGAACCGCGACATTATGGTTCTATAAAAATGGATCAATAGCCGCTGGTCCGTGGACGAATACCACCACAACCGACGTTCCGCGTACAGTCGATGTTAGTGTTGCTGTGAACGATGTATTCGAGTGGAGGCACAGTGCTGTTACAAACGCATCAGTACTATCGGAAATTTCAGTCACTGCAAGCGACAGTTTAATTGTTGTCTTGC